TTATCGGAAGCGGTTTAGTTGAGGCATTTGCTCGCATTGGCGGCGGTACAGAAACTTCAGACGCGACAATTGCCATCGAGGGAATTGCTAAGGCTATTTCTGGGATCACTATCGCTACAGGAACAGCTCTAGGCGGTATCACCAATGTTTTTAGAACATTAAAAAACCTACCTAAAAACATTTTTCAAGGCTTTGCTGGTGCACAGGCAGGTGTCAATCTAGGCACATCTGCTACATCTGCACCTAAATTAACTCTTAGCCAGAAGAAGCAACAAGAAGCATTGGCAGCATTAGAAGCGGCAGCAGTTAAGCGTAACAAGGAATTACTTAGCTTAAAGAATAAGCAGTTAGCAATTGAGAAGCAAACAGTTGCTCAAAAGAAGTTAGCCGCAGCAATCGACAAAGCCAATGTCGCTTTACTCAAAGGCGAAGAAGTCTTTGATCTAGACAAGATCCAAGTTGCAGCAGCCCTTACCAACCAAGCGCAGCAACTAGGCAAGGCAACCAGCGCAGCACAGGTGCTACAGATTGCCAATGACACAGCACGCTTGAATGTCAAGAAGTCGATCCTTGACCTTGAAGATGCTATTGCTGCTAAGGATGAGGCAGCCATTGTCAAGGCAACAGAGAAGTTAAACGCTGACCTTAAAATCTTAGGCGCACTCTCTGGTCAGAATGTAAAGCTTCAAGACATCAAATCTATCCTTGATAGCCTAAAGCCTAAAGACTTGATCAATCTGGCTAACCTAGACGCTGCCATTGCTAAGATGATGGAATTGCTTAAACTGCAAGGCACTAAGACACTTGTGCCAACTACAGGGACAACTACCTCAACACCAGCAGCAGCGGTTCAGGGTGCAGCCACTATTGCAGGGACTAACCTAAGCGTTGCAGCATTAGGTGGAGTAGTAACACAAATCCTGCCTAACCTAAAAGAATACACACCTGATACAGGAATGATCTCAGGCATCAGCCCTAATGGGCGTGAGTTCAACTTTACTGTTAATGTGAACACAGGCATTGGCGATCCTAACGCCATCGCTGAGGCTATTGATAATGTCCTAACCGAGGCAGTTAGCCGAGGCACATTGAGAGGCTTAATGATCGCATGACATGGTTACCAGAATGGCGGGTTACAGTAGGTGATGATGTCTATACGACTGTCACCTCTGTTTCCTTTGCATCTGGTCGCTTAGACATTGATCGTCAGGCTACTGCTGGTTACTGCCAAGTAGAAATCATCAATACAGACAACTCACCTTTTACCATCAATGTCACAGAGCCAATCACTTTAGAGCTTAAAAACTCATCTGGCACTTATGTCACAGTATTTGGTGGTGAGGTGTCAGACTTTAACATCGGAGTGCGTAGCCCTGAGGAGACTGGCTACATCACCACAGGCAAAATCTTAGGCATTGGCGCACTAGCCAAGCTCACAAAGGCTGTCTATAACACAGCACTTGCAGAAGGCTTAGATGGGGCACAAATAGCAGCCATCTTAGGTTCAGCCCTTAATCTGAATTGGAATGAAGTGACCCCTACAGTCACATGGGCAACCTATCCAGCCGATGTTACTTGGGAAAATGCTGAGTCATACATCGGTGAAGTGGACTCAGGCTTCTACACAATGATTAGCCAGAGTGCCAGCGCGACGGCTAAGAGCCAGAGCCTTGTCGATCAGATTGCCAATAGCGCACTAGGGCAGATGTATGAAGAGAAGGATGGAGATGTCTCCTATGCAGACGCAGACCACCGATCTAACGACCTCGCAGCAAACGGCTACACTTACCTTGATGGCGCGTATGCAACTCCCAGCTCTATCACCTCAACAACTCAGACTTCTCGCATCCGTAACAGCCTTATCTATCGTTACTCCACAGGATACGGATCGACCTACAGTACCTCTGATACCGACTCTATAGCCTCTTACGGACTCTTTGAGCGTTCCTTTGACTCCAACATCAAAAACCTTGCCGACATCACCGACATAGCCAACAGAGAGCTTAATTTAAGGCGTGTGCCTAAAGCCTCATTAGGTGCGATTACCTTCCGCTTAGATAATCCAGACATGCCAAGTAGCATGCTTGACAGCCTTATCGGGGTTTATTTTGGTCAGCCAATGTTGATCAGCAACCTACCTACCAATGTGCTGGGCGGGACATTTGATGGTTTTGTGGAGAATGTGGCGCTTCGGGCTACTCCAAGTTTCACTGAAATCACCCTCTACATCTCAGCCACAGAGTTCTCATTATCAACGACTCAGTGGGATACAGTCATTCCTAGTTCATTAGCTTGGACAGGCGTAAATGGTACACTTATCTGGAACAACGCGACAGGAGCACTAACTTAAAATGGCAACCTCACCAAATTATGGCTGGCTAGAACCAGACAACACTGACCTTGTAAAAAATGGTGCGCTTGCCATCCGTACGCTTGGCAACGCCATCGATACAACAATGGCAACAATGGTACCTAAGTCCATTGTAGATGCTAAGGGCGATCTGATCGCTGGTACTGCTGCTGATACCGCAGCTCGCCTTGCAGTTGGCAACAACGGCGAGACACTCGTAGCAGATAGTTCCGCTTCAACAGGCTTGCGCTATAACCCACAAAACGCGTTAGTCAATCCTGTTATCAACGGTGGTTTTGACATTTGGCAGCGTGGCACGTCAAAACTCAATGGACAAAACTCTTATGTCGCTGACCGCTGGATAGGTTCACAAGCAACAGTTACAACATTTAGCCGTCAAAATGTAAGTGACTCAACCAATTTGCCAAACATCCAGTATTGCTTGCGAGCACAGAGAACATCAGGTTCAGCACAGACTGACCAAATGAATATTTCTCAAAGTATGGAAACAGTTAATTCAATTCCTTATGCTGGAAAACCAATTACATTTTCCTTTTACGCACGCGCAGGTGCAAACTATTCTGCCACTTCTAGTCTATTAAACGCACAACTAATTACTGGTACAGGCACAGACCAAAATGTTTATACAGTTGGATACACAGGAGGCGTTACATTAATTAGTCAAAATGCAACGCTGACAACGACTTGGCAACGTTTTGCCTATACTGGAACGGTTGCCTCAAACGTTACTGAAATTGGTTTAACTTTTGTTGGACAAACTACTGGAACCGCAGGTGCTAACGATTGGTACGAAATAACAGGTATTCAGATTGATGTTGGCACTTACACAGCATCAAGCGCGCCAACCTTCCGTAGAACTGGCGGAACACTCCAAGGAGAATTAGCCGCTTGTAGACGATACTTTGAGGCACAAACAGGCTTGGCAGGTGGTAATGACCAATCTATAGGAAATGGTTTTGTGGTTACTGCTACCACAGTTTTAGGTACTATTTATTTTGAAAATAAACGTGTTGCTCCTACTGCATCACTAAATGCAGGAAACATTGAAGCCGTAGTTTTCAATAATGGCGTTTTACCAATAACAAACGTTATTTTTGGCGGATACGGACTTAATTCTAATAAATCTTTTAGCGTTCAAGGTGACGTTACTTCAACCACAGTTGGTTATGCGTGTTTTATTCGTGGCGGAAATGCTAACTATACAATCTGGATAGATGCGGAGTTATAAAATGACATCACAATACACAATTCCTATTGACCCAATCACAGGTGAACCATCAAAAAACATCATTGTTCGTTTAGATGAAGATGGTTCAGAATGGTTTATTCCGCGTGACCCAGCCAATCGCGACTACCAACGCTATTTAAACCCAGAAGCGGAACAATCCACACCAATTGTGACGGATGAAGCCAAGACTAAGTAAAGCTGCGAGCCAATTAAGGGAACAGGTCGATGACTCATTCCCAGATCGCTCTCGCTTATCGGATGGTTGGATCGCGGATGCAAGGCATTTGCGTGCTGGTAAGTCTGATCACATACCAGATGAGCAAGGCTGGGTTCGTTTCAAGGATCAGAGCCAGATGTTATGGGTGACCTTGTTGATCAACTACGGCAAGCCTGTCGATCCAAGCGCGAGAACCGCATTTCTTACATCATCTTTGATGGTCGCATTTGTTCCCGCATCCTTAACTGGAAATGGCGAACATACAAGGGCGCAAACAAGCACACAAAGCACGCTCATTTCAGCTTTAAGAAAGAGGCTGACCTATTGGGTGAGTTTTATCAGATACCTATGTTAGGCGGAGAATAATGAAGAACATGAAGAACCCTATCTACCTTGCTGCTGGCGCGTTCTTAGCTGCATGGGCATCTAGCAACTTTGACCTTGATTACCGAGCAATCCTTTGGGCTGCCCTATCTGGCATTTTTGGTTATGCCACACCTAAAAAGTAATGAGTCTGCAAGACACAGCGGCAATCGCTGTTGCTGTGACAACGATCGTTGGTTCTTTTATTGGCTCGGTTCGCTGGCTAGTAAAGCACTACCTAGCCGAGTTAAAGCCAAATAGCGGCTCATCCATGCGCGATGAAATCTCAGAGCTTCGTGGGCGTGTCGATACCATTCTCAGGATTTTAGAGAGACAATAATCTCATGGCTAGAAAAGCAACTAAGGCACTAGAGGAGCAAGGCTACTCAAAGCTTGATGCTTATTGCATTGGGCTTTATGAGTATTTCTGCTCACTAAAGCGTGCTGGCTTTGCTGAGGACATAGCGATGTTTATGATCACAGAGCCACAGGCTTATCCTCATTGGATACTGCCCGACCCTATAGAGCCTGAGAAGTATGGCGATTACCAAGACGATGAGGATGACGATTAAGCGGATCGTTGTAGTGTCGGACTTACAAGTCCCCTACCATGACAGGGTTGCCACACGCAACCTTGCTTCATTCATTAAGAAGTTTAAGCCAGATCAAGTAGTCACTATTGGCGATGAGATAGACCTACCACAAATAAGCAAGTGGGAAGAAGGTCGCATGGGCAGCTACGCCCAGACCCTAGATGATGACCGCAACGAGGCTGTGAACTTGCTATGGGAATTAGGCGTAAGCGATTGTATAAGATCAAATCATACGGATAGGTTATACAACATCATCATGGCTAAAGTGCCAGCGTTCGGGGCTTTGCCAGAGCTTCGCTTTGAGAAGTTTATGAAGTTCGATGAGTTAGGCATTACCTTCCACAAGAACCCTATGCCTATTGCACCCAACTGGATAGCAGTTCATGGAGATCACACACCGATCAAGCCACAAGGGGGCTTATCAGCCCTAGAAGCGGCTCGTAGGCATGGAAAGAATGTCATCTCAGGTCATACCCACAGAGCAGGGCGTTCAGCCTTCTCAGAGGCTTCTGGAGGGCGCATAGGGCGTGTCCTGCATGGTGTCGAGGTAGGCAACCTTATGGACTTTAAGCAAGCTGCGTACACAAAGGGCGTAGCCAACTGGCAGCAAGCCTTTGCCATTATCTATGTCAATAAAGCTAAGGTGCAGGTCGATCTTATCCACATTGAGAAGGACGGCACATTCATTGTGTCTGGAAAGAGCTACGGCAGACCTAGATAATTGTTATCAAGTCGTTATCTAAATGTGCTTGATTAGTCGGCTATCTATGCGACACTAATCCTGTAGCCAATCAAGGGCATTGGCACAGATAGGTATGAGATGTCAAATACAGACAAACTGCTACTAATCTGCATCATAGGAATGGTTATAGGCTTTGCCATTACTATCTTTGATGTGCAGCGTCGCAGCTATGATAAAGGTTTAAGAGACGGCTGGCACCGTGGTCGAAACTTTCGTGGTGATTTAGATTGAAAGCCAATGAAATCCTCTTATCGGCCACAGATACAATCAGTCAGCGTGGTCTCTCGTATGGTCACCCTGCGGATAACCTGCAACACACAGCTATGCTCCTCAGTGCATACCTACAGACACCAATACACGACTATCAAGTCGCAGGGATCATGGTACTCGTTAAACTTGCAAGGACTAATCAATCAGCCCAACAGATCGACACATGGATTGACCTCTGTTCCTATGGGGCAATCGCTGGACAATTAGCAACAGAGGAGAATGATCTTTATGTTTAATTTAGCCGATTACGAGCCAGTAGAGGTGAGACTTGAAAAGTTTATTAAGGATTATCCAGCGTTTCGCATTTCAACTGAGCTGGAAGTTGTCGAGGCTACTCGATACATTGTTAAGGCGTATCTATTTAAGGATGCTAGTGACAGCGTTGCGTGGGCAACAGGGTACGCTGAGGAAACAGTTACTAGCCGAGGGGTTAATCAGACTTCAGCATTGGAGAATTGTGAGACTTCGGCAATCGGCAGAGCACTTGCAAATGCGGGTTATGCGCCTAAAGGAAAGAGACCAAGCCGCGAAGAAATGAGTAAGGTGGTTCGGGAGCCAGTTGACATGGCTAAGGTAGTTGCTACAAAAGTAGTAGCACCGACTCCACCGAAGCCATCAGTTCAAGAGGTCAAGGCGGATGATCAGGATTACTGGACAACGCCTGTAGGTCAATACAATAAAGTTGTAAATGCGCCTGTCACACTTGACAAGGCTATGGAAACTGTGTCTGCAATCATTGGGACACCAGAGGCAGTAGAAGCTCCATCATGCGAGCATGGACACATGACATGGAAAGAGGGGCAAAAGAATGGAAAGGCGTGGGGTGGGTACTTCTGTAACTCAGCCATCTCGTCTGCTCATCGATGCCCTACCAAGTGGTACAACTTGGGACCAGACGGCAAGTTTGCACCGCAGAAAGCGTGGGCATAAAATGGGCTTTGTAGAATACTTTGATGAGACAACTGGCGAATGGACTAACATTGAGGACATTTCGCTGTATGACACGATTAACTGTCAGTTATGTAATGAGCCTACAGAGGCACATGACATTGTAGCTGAGATCAAGTTCAAGGATGATCAGCCTATCGTCGGTGCATGGCAATGCAGAAAGTGCAAGGCAGTCAATGGATAGCAAAGAGCAGTTATTAGTATTCTTAGTATTGTGCCTGTTCATCGGTGGCGTAGCGTTGGGATACATGGCACATGGCTAGCGCGTAC